AGCATGGAAGCTTTGTATGGATAGATTATTGCCTGTCAGTTACTTTGAGAAAGACAAGGCAACTGGGGGCAAGAGTGCAATCAATATATCAATTACAGGAGTGGGTGGAGAAACTACTATCATCTCAGGTAACGAACAAGAACCCATTGAAGGGGACTACACAGATGTATAATGTCAACAAAGATTTAGATTACTTTACTAGAGAAGAGTTTGCTTGTCAGTACACAGGCGAGAACGAAATTAAAGATAGTTTACTCCTGAAGTTAGATATGTTACGCGATGTCTGTGGGTTTCCTTTTGTCATTACTAGTGGTTATAGATCAGAAGACCACCCCATTGAAAAGAAGAAGGAGAGAGCAGGAACTCATGCCCAAGGTATTGCAGCGGACATTAAAGTCAGCAACGGAACACAGCGTTATAAGATTGTTGCAGAAGCTATTAAGATGGGCTTTTCAGGAATCGGAGTTGCTTCTAACTTTATTCATGTTGACATCCGCGACTTGGACACTAACGAGTCTCCTGTAATGTGGACGTACTAATTGGCTGATTTAAAGGTTGAGCTACTACCTTGGCAGCAGACAGTATACGAAGACAAGACACGCTTTAAGGTCATAGCAGCAGGTAGACGTACAGGTAAGTCACGATTGGCTGCTTGGGCTTTAATACTTAACTGTTTGTCAGCTAAGAAGGGTCAGGTGTTCTACGTAGCTCCTACACAGGGACAGGCTAGGGACATTATGTGGCAGATGCTGCTAGAGCTAGGCAACCCTGTTATCTCTTCAAGTCATGTCAATAACTTACAGATTAAGTTTATTAATGGCGCACTCCTGACACTTAAAGGTGCGGACAGGCCGGAAACCATGCGTGGTGTCAGCCTTAAGTTCCTAGTCATGGATGAGTACGCAGATATGAAGCCAGAGGTGTGGGAGCAAATCCTACGTCCGGCTCTTGCGGATCAGAAAGGTGATGCAATGTTCATTGGTACGCCAATGGGTCGCAACCACTTCTATGATCTATATTCATACGCAACCATTAGTGAAGACGATACCTTTGTAGGTTATCACTTTACAAGCTTTGATAACCCACTGCTAGACCCTAACGAGATTAGAGCCGCTGAGAAGTCAATGTCAGCTTTTTCCTTCCGACAGGAGTTCATGGCATCCTTTGAGGCTCACGGTAGTGAACTGTTTAAGGAAGATGATGTCAAGTTTAGTGAAGAAGAGCCTAAAGAAGGTGAGTTTTACATTGCAGTAGATTTGGCAGGTTTTGCTGACGTACAGAAAGTAACTACTAAGACAAGCAGACTTGACCAAACGGCTATTGCGGTTGTTAAAGCAGGTGTTGATGGTTGGTGGGTTGCTAATATTATACATGGGCGTTGGGGCGTAGAAGAGACTGCTAGGAAAATCTTTGAAGCAGTTAGAGACTACCGTCCACTAGCTGTAGGCATTGAGAAAGGTGCTTTAAAGAACGCTGTACACCCCTACCTAAACGATCAAATGAAAAAGAATCAACGGTTTTTTAGAGTAGAAGAACTTACACACGGTAATAAAAAGAAAATAGATAGGATTGTGTGGGCTTTACAAGGCCGCTTTGAGCATGGTAACATTACATTAAACAAAGGTAAGTGGAACAGTCAGTTTTTAGACGAGTTATTTCAATTTCCTAATCATTTAGTCCATGATGACTTAATAGATGCCTTAGCATACATAGATCAACTTGCAAAAGTTTCTTATGCTTATGATTATGAAGAAGAAGAATACGAATTCCTAGACAAATACGCAGGGTATTAACTATGTTAGAAGAAAAAGATGAGTTTCTTATAGAACAAGACCTAGAGAACTGGGTAATCACTAAGTGTGATTCTTGGCGAGATCATTATGAAGCTAACTACGCACAAAGGTTTGAAGAATATTACCGTTTGTGGAGAGGACAGTGGTCTATAGAAGACAGAACAAGAGAAACAGAACGCTCTAAAATTATTACCCCTGCCCTACAGCAAGCAGTAGAGTCCTCAGTAGCGGAATTAGAGGAAGCTACCTTTGGTCGAGGCAAGTGGTTTGACATTAAAGATGACATACAGGATCAAGAAACTCAAGACATTGAGATGTTACGTAAAAACCTTGACCAAGACTTTAAAAAGAACAAAGTACGTAAAGGTGTAGCAGAGTGTCTTATAAACGCTGCTGTGTTTGGCACAGGCATTGCTGAAGTTGTCTTATCCGAAGAAAAGGAAATGACTCCTGCTACTCAGCCAGTTATGGGTGGTGAGCTACAAGCCGTAGGTGTCACCATACGTGACCGTACTTGTGTTAAGCTACGTCCTGTGATGCCTCAGAACTTCCTTATTGACCCTGTAGCTACTGATATTGATTCAGCTTTGGGTTGTGCTATTGATGAGTTTGTGTCCTCGCACCTAGTAGAGCAGCTACAGGAAAGCGGAGTGTACAGGGACGTTGATATTGTGTCAGCTAGTCCTGACTTTGATATTGAGCCAGATCAAGACCTAACTAGCTTTGATGATGATAAAGTACGTCTTACTAAGTACTACGGTTTAGTCCCTCGTCACTTGCTTGAGAAAGCAATGCAAGATGAAGATGCAGAAGACGAAGAAATTGTTGATTTAGACCAAGAAGAAAGTAGCTCTTACTATGTAGAAGCTGTAGTTATTATAGCTAATGGCGGTACGTTGCTTAAGGCTTCCGAAAACCCTTACATGATGCAGGACAGACCTATCATAGCATTCCCATGGGATGTCGTTCCTAGCCGTTTCTGGGGCAGAGGGGTATGTGAGAAAGGTTATAACTCTCAAAAGGCGTTAGACACTGAAATACGAGCTAGAATAGACGCTCTTGCACTCACCATACACCCTATGATGGCAATGGATGCCTCACGTATGCCCAGAGGCGCTAAACCCTCCATACAGCCTGGAAAAACTATACTAACTAACGGTAATCCTTCTGAAATACTACAGCCATTTAACTTTGGAAATGTAAATCAGATTACCTTTGCACAAGCAGCAGCCTTACAGACGATGGTACAGACAGCTACAGGTGCTGTTGACTCCGGTGGTATATCTGGTGGCATTAACGGTGATGCTACAGCAGCAGGTATCTCTATGTCCCTTGGTGCTATCATTAAGAGACACAAGCGTACTTTAATTAACTTCCAAGAGTCTTTTATTATTCCTTTTGTTACGAAAGCAGCTTGGCGTTATATGCAGTTTGAGCCTGAGATGTATCCGGTAGCTGACTACAAGTTCCACACCTCTAGCTCACTAGGTATTATTGCGCGTGAGTACGAAGTAACTCAGCTAGTCCAACTGCTACAAACCATGTCACCTGACACCCCCATGTATCCTAAGTTGGTCATGTCTATTATTGACAACATGAACCTATCTAATCGTGAAGAGCTTATTAGAACGCTTGAGCAAGCCAATACTCCTAACCCTGAAGCACAGCAAGCTGCACAACAAGCTGAACAAGCAGCACAGCAAGCACAGTTGGCTTTCCAAGCTTCTCAGTCTGCTGCGCTTAACGGACAAGCACAAGAGTCAGCAGCAAGGGCGCAGAAGCTTACTGTTGAAGCGCAGGTTATACCGCAGGAGCTTGAGATTGATAGGATTAAAGCTGTTACGACTAACCTTAAGGCAGGAGATGCTGATGACAAAGAGTTCCAAAAGCGTCTTGAAATTTCTAAGCAACTACTTAAGGAAAGAGAAGTAGCCGCTAAAGAAGGTAAGAACAATGGCTAAAACTACTCCGGCAAAAGGTAAGGCTAAAGTTAAGATTACATCTAGCGGTAAGAAAGTTAGCTATGGTCAGGCAGGTAAAGCTAAAGATGGTAGATCAAGGGTAAAAATAGGTACACCCCAAGGTGATGCATACTGTGCTAGAAGCCTTGGTATTAAGAAGGGTCTATCTAAAGAAAAACAGAACGACCCTAACACCCCCAATAACTTATCACGTAAGCGTTGGAAATGTTCCGGTGCTAAGTCTAGGAGATAATTATGTACGGAAGTAAACCCCCAAAGAAAAAGAAGAATACAGTTTCATTACCAAAGCGAGGACAGCGCGTACTGAAGAGTAAGAAGAGCAGAGGGAAATGAAGGGACAGACTCACGGTGGTAAAGGTAGCACTCCTAGAAAAACTGATCCAAAGAAGTTCTCAGAAAACTACGATGCTATTTTTAAAAAACCTAAAAAGGAGAAGGAAGATGAAAGGCGTTAAGCATTATAAAAAAGATGGTACAGTACATACAGGGTCTAGTCATAAAATGGCTGACGGTACTTCCCATACTAATAAGTCTCATACTAAGACAAGTGCAAAACTTTTTCACTTTAAAGATTTATCTACAAAAGCTAAAAGTAAAGCAAAAGGTAAATAAAATGGCTAAAGGATTATACGATAACATCCACGCTAAACGTAAAAGAATAGCAGCCGGTAGTAAGGAAACAATGCGTAAGGCAGGAGCCAAAGGTGCGCCAACAGCAAAAGCTTTTAAAAAGGCTAAGAAAACAGTAAAGAAATAGCTTGACTTTTACTTTATAATATGCTATACTATGTAGAGTAACTACTTTAATAACTGTCCTTATGGAGAAACAGTAAATGAAAGATAAAGAACTTGAAGAATATTATAACACATATCGCGGTTTGTTTGCAAGCGAAGGTTTTAAACTTTTAGTACAAGACCTAACAAACAACGCAATGAATATTAATTCTATTGAAGCTACTAAAGATGCAAACGACATGTACTTCCGTAAGGGGCAAATGTCCATTGTCGCAAGCATTATAAATTTAGAGCAGCAAATAGTCGCAGCAGAAGAAAGTATTGAAGCAGCAGAGTTAGAAGAAGAGTAATGAGAGCCATCTATGAGTTTCGCTGTGAAGATGGACA